CCCGTTGAGATACACGCCGATGTCGTAGCGGCCCGAGTAGAGCGAGACGTCGTAAGCGCCGTTATCGTCGGTCGTGATCTCGGCTGTGGCGCCCATCACAGTGTCGGCGCTGGTGACGCGGGCGCGGAACAGTACGCGAGTGTTTTTCAGCGGGTCGCCGACCGATGGGCGATGCAGCGTGCCGGATAGCTGTAGAGACATATGGGTTCCTCTGGTTTATCTGACGCGGCCGACGCCGGGCATGGCGCGGGTGGGCAGGTTGCCGTTCTGGCCGAACCGCAGGCGGCAGTCGCTCAGGCGTTTGCCGCAGGCGTCTTCGGCGGGCGGCACGCTGTTGCCGGCGCGGTCGAAACAAGCGCTGCCGGCGTACGGGCATGTTGCTGCGGTGTAATCAAACGCGCCGGCCTGTGCGTCCCAGCGGCGGTAGATATGCGTGCAGGCGTCGCGCAGAACCTGCCGAGCCGGCACTTTTTTTCCCTGCTGGTCGAGTTCGGTCGCGAGCTGGAATTGCAGTTCAGCGCGTGTGTGCTTGAGCTTCTGCTCGAACACGTAGTGATCCACCGGCCACGTCATCTCCGGATCCGGGTCGGCGCCGTCGTCGAGATGTTTGCGGTATGTGCGGATACGGCGAATCGGCAGGCCGATCAGGTCGTCTGATTCGATCACGAGGGATATGAACGACAGCGACAACCCGGACACCGACAGCGTCGGGCGCGGCAGCGGCCCCTTGCCGGTCCACTCGAAACCCTCGGCGGCGATCGGCAGCGGCTGATATTCGTATGCGTTGAACCGCGCCGGGCCGCCGTCAACGGCTTCGGGCGAAAACCGCAGGATGCCGGCGCCGACCGGGCGCGCATCGATCTCGAACAGATTGACGATGGCGTCTTGTTGCAGCATCTGCACGTCGGAATCAATAGTCACGGCGTGAAATCCTCAACAAATGTGGCGGACAGCGATGCAAAGCGCGCGCTCGTCGGGCGCGGGCCGCCGAGTCTGGTGCATTTCCATTGTCGCACAATCAGATCCCAGGGCGGCTGCCAGTAGAACGGGGTCAGATTCAGCCGCGGCGCGAGAAAATCGTGCAGCATGTCGTACTCATCCCGGGTCAGCATCGTGGCCTGCACGCTATAGCTGCGGCGCTGGTGATTGATGCCTGCCGGCTGAGACTGCTCGTAGCCGTCGCCGTACTGCGCGTGGTCGATATTCGCGGCGAGCTGGTAGCTCGGCGAGAAATCCAGCGGCACATCGGGCAAAAAATCGAACACCTTGCCTCCTATGCCGATCGCTTGACATTGGAAAACCGACCGCCGGAGCGGAACTCGTTATCGATTACGCGCAGCATCATGTCGCGCGCCTGCGAGCCCACCTGCTGGCCCTGCTCGCGCGCATCGGCGTCGCTCATCCCCGGTTTGGCCTCGACAGTCACCGGCATATTCAGCGTGACGTTGGGCGCGCTGTTCGTGTTATCGCCGGTTTTCTCGCGCTGCAGATACTGTTTCAGATCCACGTTGGTACGCCGGTCGACCACGCGCTCGCCGCGCTCGAGGTTCCAGGTGCCTGTGTTCGGCACGCTGTCGATACCGTCGTGGGCCTGGCCGGAAAGGGAAACGCTCTGGATATTGCCGACGATGCTCGCTGTGGATGCGGCAACGGTCGCCATAGCGCCCAGGTTGGCAGGGAACGGAAGGTTCGCTGCCTTGGCGATGGCGCCCTGAATCTGCACGATGCTGTCGGCGATCGCGAACCCCTTGGATGCCGCGAACATCACCTTATAGATGCCCGACTGCTCGCCAGCGAACTGGCCGGTTAGGCTGGTCAGCTCGCCGAACAGGTTGGCGTAGCCTTGGCGTTGCGCGCTCTGCTCTTGTTCCTGGTATTGAGTCATACGCTGCTGGTGCGCCTTGTCCAGCGCTTCGATCGCGGCATCGGCCGTGGCTTTGTCTTCCTCGTGCGTGCGCGCGTATTCAAGGAACGATTCGCGCCGGCGTTCGTAAGCCTGCTGGTATTCGCCGCGTTCATCGCCCAGGCGCTGCGCCTCACCGAACGCGCCGTTATATTCAGGGTCCAGCCCCTGCATGCCGGGCAGTCCGGCGGTCGCGGACTCGCCTGCGATCTGTGCGGCGCGACGCTGGCCGAATTCCTGCATGCCTTCGGGCAGGTCGCTCACGGACTGGCGCAGCTGGCTGGCTTGCTGCAGTTTCTGCCATTCCGGAAACAGCGATTGCACCGCCGTGCGCTGTGCTTCGAGCGCGTCGATCTCGCGCGCCATGTTCGTCAGATTGCGTTCGCGCGCGGCGTCCAGCCCCTGCAGCCCGCCCTGTTCGATCTGATACCGGATATCGGCGGCCTGGCCGGTCTCTCCACTGAGCGCGATCTGGCGGCGCAGCGTGGCCGCAACGCCGTCGTACTGATCGGTCAACCTGGCGGCTGCTTTCTGTTGCGCGCCGAGCGCGCCCGCTGCGCCGAGGCTTGCGTTGTTCAGCCGGTCGATCTGATCGTTGACAGACGACAGTGAGCGCCGGTATGCGCCCGCGTTATCGGGATCGTCTGCAATAGCTTTCTGCAGCTTGGTGCGGTCTTCGCGCAGCTGCACAAGCTTTCGATGCTGCTTGTCGTATTCGTCGGTCAGGCTCGCGTAGGGGTCGGGTTTCACGTCGATCGGCGCCAGCGAGCCGCCGGCCGTGTCCTGGCCGACCGACGCCATCTCGCCCGCGATCTCGGCGCGGCGCGCTTTGAGCTTGGTCACGTAACGATCGATATCGCTGTCGTCGATAAAGGTGTCGAACTCGCCGGCGAAGCTGAACAAGCCAGCTCGCGACATGGTCGACGATCCGCGCAGCGATTCCAGGCGCTGCAGCTTGGCGCCGATATCATCGAGTTCGTTCGAGTAGCCAGCCAGGTGCGCGGCCGCTGTGCCGATCTGATTGCCGAATGTCACGAACTCGCGCGTACCCTCGGCGAGGAACCCGGCTGTCCTGGCGAACGCCGATGCCAGCGTGGACAGGTTCTGCTGAAAGCCGGAATCGCCGACGATATCGCGCAGATAGCCCATATCATCGATGGCGCTGGTCATGGCCGGCGCGACGGCGATCGCGATATCGTTGCCGAGCCCGCGCATGGCCCCGGAGAAGCGCGCGGTCGCGCGGTTGGCAGCGAGCAGACGATTCACGTCGTCGTCGCTAAGCGCGATGCCGAAGTCTTTCGCTTCCTGGTTGTACTCGCGCAGCAGCTTGGCGTTATCGCGCATGAGCGGCAGCAGGCGCGTCGCGTCGTCGGCGATCGACTCCATGACCGTGACTTGCTGCGCCTTGGGCAGATCCTTGATCGCGCCACTGATCGCGACCAGTTGATCGACCGGCCCGGATTTCAGCAGTTCTTCGGCGGACAAGCCGATGCGGTCGAGCACGTCGGCCATCTCGCCGCCGCCGGTCAGACTGGCGTCGCCGAGCTTGTCGCTCACGTCCTTGATGATATCGCCGGCCTTGTCGGCGCCGATGCCGGCCTGTTCGGCCGCATATTGGAACGCCTGAAATTCGCCGGTCGATACGCCGAGCGCTCTGGCCAGCGAGTCGGTATCGCGCACGGCCGCAGCCTGGCGCGCCGTGAGTGCCACTATGCCGACAACGGCCACGCCGAGCGCGGCCGAATAGCGACGGGCGTTACGCCGGACGTGGCTGAACGCCGACGCCATCTTGGCCGCACTGCGAGTATTGCGCTTTTGCTGGCGATCTAGTGTTTTCAGCTGGCTGTCAGTCGCCTTGATCGCCTTGACGCCGCCCTTGGCGTCGCCGGTGATGATGATCCCAGTCTTAAATTTCTTGGCCATGGTTACGAACTCCGGGCACAAAAAAGCCCGCGTTGTAGCGGGCTCTTTTCGTCAAGTTTGCGGGGTGTCAATTAACGATTCAGGGCCTCACGGGCGCCAATCTCGAGGCACTGCACCGCGGCCATGCAGCGCGCCCGATCTGTCACGTCATGCAGGCGCATAACAGCCTCGACGCTGGTGTACTCCAGCCCCTGGTAAACCACGCCGCCCATGCCGGCAATAACGCGCCACTGCGTGCCACAGCCCGCGAACACGTGCCATGCCTGCACGTGCTCGGGCCATATTTCCAAGTCTGTCTCCTGGCGGTCGCTGTCGGTGCCAAACGCCTCGGATGCGCCCTTAAACTGTGAACCCCGGCCACCGCCGGCCCAATGGCGGCCCAGGGCCATCAGTTTTTTTCGGCTTCCTTGTCGCGGCGCGTCTGTAGCCGCATCCAGTGGTCAATCAGCGCTGGCCCAATATCCGGATCGTCGGCCATCTTGTCGATCAGCTGGCCGCTGCATTCGCGGGCCTGGCCGTCGTCGTCGAGCACGCCCTCGACGTCCAGAACTCGATCGCGCAGCAGCTGCGCCGCGCTGATCTCGTCGGCCCCGAAGCGCCGCGCCAGTTCTCGAAACTTGCTGTGCGGCTCCACCTTGTAGGTGACGCGCAGATCACCGACATCGTAGCCGCCGTCTTCGCGCAGCATCTGGATCGGGACGTCGGTGGCGACTTTGGCCACCGGTGCAAAACGAATCGCCATCAGGAAAACTCCAGGGTGAATTCATCGTCACCATCGGCCGGCAGCGCCTTGTGGTTCATGCTGTACTGCACGACGCCGTCCTGATCCGCGATGCTGATCGTCGACAGCTGGGCGGTCGGCTCGGAGAGCGTGACGATATTGCCCGGCGTGGCGCCGTGCACAACCTCGATCGCCCCGGTCGTTGTGCCCTCGTGGGACTCCACCGCCTTGAAATAATCCTGAGTCGCCAGATCGGGGGCGTCGACCTGCACGCTGCCGTTGGCGTCACGCTCGGTAATCTTGAAGCTCTCGCAGCCGATCAGGTTGCGGTGGATCGTGGTGTTGTTCTGGTTGAGCTCGTACGACTGGCCGCAGGCATTGAAGCCGTGCACGCTGATCGTCGTGTTGCGCGAATTGACCGGCAGCTCGCCGGCCTGATCGGGCACCACGCCGGAATAGCTGCCGACCGCCTCGGGTCGGTTGTAGACCCCCATCATCTCGAACTGGACGGTCGGAAACTCGCCGCTTGACAGATTGTAGGTCGGCGTGCCGATGGCGTTGGTAATCTTGTGCAGCTGATCGTCGTCCATCACAAAGTAGATGGTGACGGTTTCGAAATCCGCGCTGACCGGCGCATACGCCACGCTGTTGAGGTCCGCGGTCTCGGACAGGCCGCAGGCACGCAGCAACGGGCCAAAGCTGGGCGCGGTGCCGGCGGCGCCGGAGCCGGCCAACGGCACGGTGATGGTGAGCTTGGTATACGGCCCGACGTTGACCTCGGACCT